AACAAAATATAATAAGTTTTTTTTCTACCTCTGTTATCTTATTGCATATTTACCACGATTGGGATTCTCAAGTTGCATCATTAAAGCATAACGAGCTGCGTCAATACAATCAGGATGTATGCCAGTTGGTTTCTGGATATTGTTTCCCTCTTTGTCTTTATCCCATACATATCCTTGTAATTCTCTTATGAGATTCTTAGATGTTGATGTTATGTATATTTCGTTTTGGTTTATTAAATTGATACCATAGATTACAGAATCTCTACCTTTTGTTACAGGGAATATCTTATGTCCGTAACTTCTGATCTCACTTATTGATTTTGGTTCTGCACTATCTGCATATATGTTTTCTAATATTTGTTTGTCTTTTAAGAAGTGGCTTATATCTCTGTTAAGCATACCTTTTCTATAAAGCAGTTCATCAAATATGTAAGCATTGTTCCATTTGTATAATCTTATAAATGTAGATGGATCAACACTATATCCAAAGTCAAGACCTGCACAAAGAAGTCTAGCATCACTTGGTATATTATCTATTGACTTCCAATCAGGAATACAAGCACCCTCTAAACTTCCTATCTCTCCAAGTCCATATACCTTCCACCAGTTTGCCCAATATGTAGATGTCTTTGATTTTACTTTTGCTTTCTCTATTTCTTTTACAATCGTATCTGACAAGCTCTCATTGTCTTTGTAAGTAAGTGTAATAAAATCTGTATCCTCTTGTCCTATTAATTCTTTATCTACCCAGAATAAGTTTGTAGGATTATAGTCTAGCCATATATCTCCGGAAGTTCTTACTGCTAATTGTTGGTAGCTTTCAAAGTCTATATTATTGCACTCATTCAGAAATAGGTCTGTTCTTCTTGCACCTCTCAGTTTGTCTGGTTGATCAGTAGAAAAGAACTCCATATAACTGCCTGAACTAAATTCGTATTTTAAGGTACTTCTATTGAACTTTCTTTCATCGTACCTATACGTACCCTTCATTATGTTTAAAAAGTCCTTTAAAGCACCTCTACGCAAGTGTGGGATACTCTCTGCGACTACACTTATTTCTTTGTATGGATTTTTAATTGCATAGTCAATAAGGATCATAAGTATTGCAATAGTCTTACCTGCTGAACTACCACCTCTTATAATTTTGATTCTTTTGTCTAGTTTTCGTAATCTTTTGACTGCCTTTGTTTGTGTAAACATTTATTCAGTATAAATCATTATCTCTGTATTATCACATTTACTATTTATACATATATAGTTTGTAAAAACACCATTAAGCAACAAAGAGTCTATTTCATAAGATGGATGATCTCCACCCCAAATTAATTTATCACCACACTTTTTGCAAATCATTAATCAATAAATAATGGCACATCCTCGTTGATGTGTATGTCTTTAGTTTCTTTTGGTCTGCCTACATAATAATTGTAGTACAGTTGAACATACTTATAATCTTTTTTCTTCAAACCTTCTTTCAATGCTTCATAAGCTAGTGGCTCTAGTGGTTTAAGTTTTTCTATTAGTTGTAGTTCCTCTGTCTTAGGTTTTCTACCTGCTCTCCCTTTTGTAGAGTGTCCACCATTGTTTTTTCTACCATCCATAGAATTAATTTAAATTAATTAATTAATCTTTTGTATATCTATATATCGTAAAATTTAATTAATTTTTAAAATAACTTTGTTTGTTCTCTTTTATTATGTTTTATAATCTTGATTGCACAATTTAAAATGTGTAATCCTAAATTTTCGTTTACTGCATTTCTTTCTGCAAGTGTTTTGTTTTTTGCCTTATTACTTTTTGTTTCTTTATTTGACCAATTTTTACTGTATTTAGAGTTTTTATGCATCATATTTCCTATTTGTTTTTTTGGTAGATTGATTTTTGGTATTTTGAAGTTTGCCCATAAATAATGCCTACCAATATGTTGTGGTGGTATCAATGGATCATAATAACTCTTTACGTTCTCTACACAGTATTTGCCTTTGAAAAAATGTTTTAAAAATATTATTTCTTCATATAATTTCATTGAGGGGTAGACAGGTCTTTTCCTAATGTGTTGTGTGAAATAGTTTGTAGTTGAGTGTGTTGGGCAGGGGGGTGAACTCCAGATAAAATCAAACTCTTTATAATGGTCTAGTAAATATTCGTGTGCATCAGTAACAATGACTGTATCTTTAGGAAAATTGTCTTTGTAAATGTCAGCAATCTTTTCTATATTTTCTATAGCAGTTATTTGATGTGTATTTCCCCATAAATTTCTGTTTCCACCGATACCTGCATAAAGATTAAGAATTTTCATTTAGTTTGTGTCATTTTATCTACTTGCTTTGCAATCTTATCAACATCTTTATTTTTTAGAAAGTTTACCTTGTGTTTTATGAACTCTCTCTTTGCATCATTGTTTATGTCTTTGAGTTTGAGTGTGATGTCTAATAACCAGTCTTGTATTTTACTATTGTATTTTTTATGTGTTTCAAAGCTCTTGATAGAATGTAATACTGTTGTATGATTGCCTGATCTACCTTTATCTTTGAATAGATTGCCTATTTGTTGTAGTGTCATCTTTTCGTATTTGTAAAGTATGAATGATAGTAATGATCTTGCTTCTACCACTTCTCTTCTTCTAGTGTTTTCAAATACATCTACGTTTGCTACTTTGTTTATTTGCTTTGCTATCTTTATTGCTTTATTCATAATTAATCTCCTCCTATTTTAATTATTCTGTTATCTAAATCTTCGCCATTTATAAAATACTTTTCAAATTCTTTCAATGCTAATTCTGTTTTTCGTTTGCCATTATCGAATATTTTTTGAGTACCATCTTTATATCCTATTTCTAAATTTTTTTTATTGATAACCAAAAACTTAAAGGCAAATGGTGGTATGTTAAAAATAGTACAATATATATATAATTGAACATCGTAAGAATATTTATCTATATCATAATGCCAATTTTTTATTTTACTTGCTGTTGTTTTTATGTCAATAATTCCTTTTTCAGAAACTATATCTGCTTTACATCTAAAAGGATAGCCACCTATCATTCCTATATTTGGAATCTCAAATTCACAGTTTGTTATACATTTTAAAGCATATTCGTTTCTTAAAAAATGGTCGGTAATTCTTTCAGCATATTCTTTCTCTGTTCTTGTATATACTTCTCCATATTTTGCTTTTGCTTCTTTATATGCTTTTGTACTCTTTTGTGATACATTTACAAATATTTGCTCACTAAATTTGTGAGGTTCTAATATTGCTAAATGCACAAGTTTTCCATCACGTAAGGCTTGAGATTCAGGATTTCCGTATTTTAATATATTTTTATATGTTTTAGGACTATCTAATAAGAGCTTGGTAGTCGAACTGCTTAATGCTAACTTGTTAAGCTCTCCATAGTAAAAACTATCATCTACCATTTTTTTCAGCAATTCTTTTTTGCTGTAATTTTTTCCATCCAAAAGTTGTATCATCATTTGTTTTTTTAAGTATTAATTCTGTTTCTATTCTGTTTGTGTATTTGTACATATCATTAATACACTTTATGTATAATCCTATTTGTTTCTTACGATTATTGTCTGCTTTTTCAAAAGCACTAGCCATAGCACCACCAATATAATTAAATGCTAATTCAAACTTTTGTTTTTCTTTTACATCCATAGTTTGAGAAATAAATAGCCACCCATACATATAGTAAATAATATAAATGCAAACTTTAATGTTTGATACGTAACTTCTGCTTTCTCAGGTCTGCGACCTTGATTGCTTCGGTATTGTCTTTGTTTTTTCATTTGTATATTTTTAAGATTACTTTCTTTTTTTATATATCCAATCTCATAAAAATAATTTTCATTGAGATATGTTAGATAGTTTTTTGATTTCATATCCAAGATCGGTTAATATTGATTTGTGTTTTTCTATATAGTCTAACACTTCTTTTTCTTTTTGTATCTTACTTCTACAATAAGCCATTATCTGATTCTCTATCGGATTGTGATTGTTTTTCGCCATATTTTTATATTTAGTTATTGGTTTAGTGCGCCATGCGCACAAACCTAATCTTTTAACTTTAGTAATGTCTTTCCAAATCTCCAATTAAAAGGGTCAGTAAGTTCACAAAAGGTATAACCTTTACGTTTCATTACAACCTTACCTTTATGGATTCTATCATTGTGATAACATTGGAAAATATCATTGACTTTTAAATTGTTTACTTTTATCATACTTGCAATATACAAATAATAATTGACAATATCTAATAACTACTCTTTGTGGACTATTGATGCCATATCTTCTGTAAGCAAATACACTTGTTTTAGTTTTTTCTTTTTAGTCCAGAATGTAGTATCAGGACAATACAATTCTTTTATTTCTGGCATTTCTAAATAGTTTATCCAATATAAATAAGTACCTTTTGGATCAGATACAAAATATAGTTTGACTATTTCATTATCCATCTCCATTAGTTTGTCATACTTATATTTTTCTAGTAGTTTTTCTTTATAGTATTTGTTTCTAAACTTCATCTCCATAACGCATTTATGACCTTTAGGAGTTGTACCTATTGCATCATAATGTTCAAACTTGCCTTTAGACCATTCTAAATTCCAATCCTCAAACTCGTTCAAGAACTTAACTACTATTCTTTCAAACTTATTAATTGTTTCTAAACCCACTTGCGTATAATTTATTTATATCTTGAATCCATCTATTCCATATCTTTGGTGAGCATCCACAAGGTAGATGAAAATTATGGTAGAAATATTTAGAATGTAAAGATGCAATCAACTCTTGTTCTTGTTTGTTGATCTGACTACTTTTAATTCCTTTGAATTTTCTCCACTTTTGATACTCTTCTTTGTTTAGTTTTTGCTCTAGTTCTTGTGATTCCATTTAACCAATTTTTTCTATCATTACACCCACAATCTTCAAAACCTAGCTTGTGTGCAATCCATTGTGCAATATCTTTGCCTTTGCCAAATGTAATGATGTTTATTATATATTCTAATTTATCTCCTAGTTTCATTTTCTTTATATTTATAAAGTATTTCTTTTTTAATAAGATATGCTTTTTTTTCTTTTGTATCTCCTCGACCTACAAACCTTTTTGATCTTAAATTGTTTTCCTTTATACATTTTTTTATATTCTTTACAGTAAACCAATTATATTTTATACCATCATATATCACCCACCAGTCGGCTTTAGTTGTAATTAATGCCGAAGGTTTACCATCAAACTCTATTTCAATTACAATATTTCCTGTATCTAAACTTTTTCTATCGGACTTTACTTCAACACCTTTTTCTAGTTCTGGTATGTAGATGTCCCATTCTTTACAATAGCCATCAATTATATATGCTTTTGGGTATTTTTTTTGTATAATATGTAAAACTTTATTTTCATAGGTTTTTCCAACTTCTAAGTCTTTTGTAAATACAGACTTCATATAAGTTCTTTGAGTTTAGATTTTACGTTTCTAAAAGTGTTGTATAGTGAGTAATAACTAATCTGGCTTTTTCTTGATAGCTCACTAATACTTTCTCCACCACTTACTATATCATATACTTTTGCATCGTACCAGTAAATTTGTTTTAGTGCTTTTTGTATCTTAGCATATACTTCTTCATAGTTTACTGTACCCTCATCTTCTATTTGTATATTATCTAATGTAGTATATGTAACTCTCATTTTCTTTCTAAGTAGATCAACATACAATCCTCTTAATATTCTAAAACAGTAATAATAGTTTATATCGCAATCTCCATAACTAAAGTCTATACCTTTTTGTGTATTTTTTATAAGCAACAAATACATCTCTTGCACTATATCCTCAACCTCTGTTTCTCTAAGTCCACCAAAACTTCTTGTGATCTCCAACCACTTATTATGTCTATCGTATGCTTTTTCAACAGGTGTTTTCAAAATAATCTTTTTTGTGCTTTATGTTTATTTATTCTTTCTATTGCAGCTTTGTAGTAATCTTTATCTATCTCACAAGCAGTCAAATCATAACCAAGATTATGACAAGCAATAGCTATACTGCCACTTCCAAGATGTGTGTCTAATATTTTATCTCCCTCTTTTGCATAATTAATAAGTAACCATTCATAAAGTTCAACAGGTTTTTCTGTTGCGTGTATTCTTTTGCTTGGCTTTCCAACTCCTTGTATATGACCTTTAAAACCATATCTATTTCCACTCCAACAAAAAGAAAACATTTTTGCATTTGTATCAAAAGATGTCCAAGCCAATTCTCCATCTGCGTGATTATGACTACTTTGTATTTTATCCCAAAAAATAAATCCTCTATTTAAACCCTCATTCCATAACTCACAAAAATAATTACCACCCCAAACAATTTGATTTTTACTAACTCTAAAAAGTTGTTTAAAATATTTTTTTTTTGGTTTTTTTGTGTCCCATTTTTTACTTTGTAAATCTTTATATATTTTGTAATTTTTTGAAAAGTTTACAATTTTGTTTTTTCCAAACCCATAAGGGGGATCAACAATAGCTAAATCAAAATAATTATCTTTATATCTTGCCATTAATTTCATATTATCTTCACAAGTTATTTTCAAAATGGTAGTCTTAATTGTTCTATTATATTGGGTCTTACTATGTCTTTATCACCCAGCTTAAATCCTACATTGTTCTTAATGCTTTCTAATATAAGTGGACTATCAAAAGGTGTTGGCTTACAACCTAAATCGTGATCTTTTATTTTCTTACAATGCACCTCTGTATATATCCATCTTGATTCGTGCTGCGTTAAACGATGTATCGAATAGAAATCATCACACCTATTTCCAAAAACATTCCCACTTTCAACATCACTCATAGCTAAAGGAATAGGATGTCCTGCAAATTCGTGATTAGCTGGGTACTTAGCTCTGAAAGCAGATGTTACAGAGTGCATAATTAACCACAGAGCTTTCTCGTATTTCTTTACAAATATTCTGAAATCAGTCATCATTTCATAGTTGTACTCAAAAGCATTACTATATTGCATCATACCTTTATTCTTTTTAAGACTGTTGATTGGATCAATAATTAAACAATCAAAATCATATTGTGGCATTACCACTTCACACAAAGATAGTAAATCTAAGTAATCATAGTTTTGTTCGCAATCTATAAATTTAAAATGCTCATAAACAAACTTGGTATGTTTGTCTAATTCTTCTTTAGATATTTTGTTTATTGGCTTTTGTGATTTAAACTCTACCAGCTTTCTTATAAGACTGTATGGTTCATTTTCACTTGAAAACACTAAAAACTTTACTTTATGTTTCATAGCAAATAGTAACATAAAATAAATTATAATAGATGTCTTTCCTACGTTTGCGTGTCCTGCAAAACAAGTAAGATTTCTTTTGAACCTTATTACATTATCTATATCTTCTATGCCTAGCTTTGGTGCTTCTTTGAGTTTACCAGTTCTAATGTCATCAAGTTTCTTGAACTGATCTTCAAAGTTTATAAACATTATTTAGATAGTTTTTCTAATTCAAATGTGAGATGGTCTATTGCTTTTTGTATATCTTGATTTGGTGTATCGTGTTTCTTATAAGCTCGTAAGATATAAGTACAAGCTGTACCCAAGTTATAATTAAGGTCAAAGTTTTCTACTACCTCTCTTGCAGTATATCCATTTGCACCATTATAATACTTGGGTGTTTTAACTTTAGAATGGTAAGTCATCTACTCTATCCTCGTTTTGTTCAGCAAGTTCAAGCTCTTTGTGGTATTCTATTTTCCAACCCTGTATTGTGTTAAAAAACTTGACCTCATTATCTTTATTTGTCCACTCTCTACCTTTGAGGTTTATACCAATCTTTACTAAGTCATTTGCTTTATACTTGTCTAGTATTTGACACTTGTCTTGTACAAACTCTATAAGTATCTTTTGAGGATATTGCTCTTGTGTTTGTATTACTATTTCTCTTTTTTTAAATCCGTTTGATCCGTACTCTTTTGTTGTACCTATTTGTGTTATTGTTCCTGTTATTTCCATATTATTTATTTATGATGTTATAGTATTTATTTGTTAATGATCCCACTTCATCTTGAGATATTTTACCTGCAATATATGCTTGTGATGCTTCTTTGAATGCAACTTGCAATAATATTGATCTACCTGTATCTAATCTTGTTTCATATTGAGGTTTTTCTTCTTTGGTAAAATTATTATACATAGCTGTTTTTTTTATGCCATCTAATTTCCAAGCTTTATTCTTTTGTTCAATATAACCATACTCTATTTCATCTCCAACATTGTAAGACATTTTACTTGTATAGTAAAGACCTATATGTTGAGTAGTTTCTATTTCCCAAGTGTACATCCCATCTCCAAAAGGAGGTTTCTGCAATTTAGTAATTCTTTTAATTTGTGCTTTGTATCTCATAATTTAAGTTTTGTTTCTGATTTCTTTATATTCGTTAAGTTTTTCGTTTTTACCTTCTATAATTCTATTAAGTATTGTTTTATCGTAATGTCTAATATTTCTTTTTAAACTACTTAATTGTTTTAGTAAAGCTCTTTTGTCTTTCTCTAATTGTTTTGCTTTTTGTTTATAATCCATTTTCTATATGTTGTTTTAAAACTATTTTTTCATAATCATCAAAATTATGTTTTACCTGTCTTGTAATATCGACTGTATCTAATAATACTCTTACTATCTCAACACCTTCAAAAGTACCTGTACCATCAAAGTAACCAAGCTCTGCTTTTGAGTAATTGTATTCTATTGTAAGATCATCATTATTATAGTGAATGTCTGTAACGTGAAGTTTAATTTTATATATCATAATGTTTTGTTTTACTCAAAGATAATTAAATATTGTTAATATTCCAAAAAAAAAAGAGGAGAAAATTAATCCTCCCCTTTAAAACAAAACACTTACCGAAGTTGGTAAGAACTTACAAAGATAATCTTTTATTCTCAATATCTAATTTTTTTTTGTATTTATCTACCAGTTCTTGTAAGTCTGCTATACTATACTTGATTGTTTGTTTGGAAAGATTATATAGATGTTTAGGTAAACCTTTTTTCTTTTTTTCTAATGCTAAGGAATACTCATACTGTTTTCCGTATCTATATCTGTTATCGTATCTTGACTGTGCATATACATTATCCTCGTGCCATCTAGTAGCCATCTCTTTACGAGATATAAAATGTCCTGCATCTACTTCTGTATAGTGATATTTTTTACCAGAGGTTATACATTTTACATAACCTTTTTTATCTGCATCTCTTTTTCTTATATATTCAGAGAATATTCTATCTAATTTTTTTATAAGGGTAGATCGTTTAGGTTTTCTCATTTATCCATATAGTGTAAGAACTTATCACCAAGAGAAAAATCTATTTTTTTTATAGCCCTATATATTAATCTGCTTTGTTTTTTTACTTCTAGTCTTTCTGTTTTTGTGGAATCTATACCAAGATTACAATATAAATTACAATCAAGTTCTAGTAATCTATCTATTTTATCTCTATCGGAAACAGATGTATAACCAAGTATTTTTTCTATAATAAACTGTATCATAAAACAAATATAGAAAAAAGAAAAGAAAGAAAAAGTAACCAAAAAGAAAGAAAAGAAAAGCCCTGCTAAGAAAAGAAAATAAATATAATACCTGATCCAAGTGCCTTCCATCTTTATTAGGTTGCACAAGTTTAGCTAAAAGCAAAAACAAATATATATAATTTATTTAATATATAATTTGTATAATGCTATTTTGAATAACACAACTAATAAAATGATTGTAAATATGTTAGGGTGTAATTCTCCACAAAACCCTAATAAGTGTTCAAATGTTTCCATACTATCTACCTTGACCTTTATATCTTTTTAAATAATTCTTACTTGATTTTACTTTACTACTCTTAGTCTTAGAGTGAATACCTTTACGTTTTCTGGTATTACTTTTGTATATATGTACACTAGCTCTTTTTGCCATTACTTCTTAAACATACTTGTAGCTTTTTCAGTAGTACGACCACCAAAATAAGCTAATACAACTGCCATCATAACTTTTTCAAAAGTATCATTCCAAAGCTCTCCAATATGGAAAGGTATATCTTCAACACTATCTAAGATACCAGCAAATGAAAATATTACAATACACCATACTAAAACAAGTGGTCTTACGTTTTTACTAAGCCAACTATCGCTATTAGCATCTGCTTCCCATCTACTTGTAATTGATTCTATTTCTTTGTTTTGTTGATCGTATATAAGTTGTTGTAATTTAATTTTATCATCATTAGATATTTTAGATTTACCTATTTCAGCAATAGCTTCTTTAGGACTTGTAACACCTTGTAGTACACTTCCTAGTGTGGGATTTATTAATCCTGCTGCACCAAGTAACATCTTACCTACTGTTGTATCTTTAAATTTTTTCTTGTCAGACATTTGTTATATCAATATATTTAGTTTTACCATTCTCTCTAACTGCTCTTAGTATTTTTTTTCTATTTTTTTCAGCACCTACATAGCTTACGTGAACCCAGTCAGGGTTTTCATCATTACCAAACTCCCATATCATTTGGTCAAAGTCTAGGTTTTCTTTTATATAATAAAACATCTCTTTGTTTGTTTTATGCCCATATACATCATCTATATCCATAGCTTTACCTTGACAATGTTGGCTCATAGTCGATCCACCTATTGCTTCATTCAATGCTCTTGACCTATAAAATGAATTTATTTTTATTGCACCACCAACCCATTCTCTTAGTGGCTCAAAGACCCAATGTGCTAATAGTCTCATATTACCAATTACATTACCATTTG